CTCTCGAATGCTAACATTGGGCCGGCTCAGCATCTCTAGTAGTAGCCTCTGGTGGCTTCGGGTCTTGATCTTGGAGTCCCAGGTTGCTGCTGCCTCGTCCCTGTAGAAAGAGATTGACTTGTCATCCATCAAGTCAGTGAAGTTGGGGTAGTACTCAAAATCGTGATGCTTTCCGAATCTGACGTGTTCCCAGTCAGAGATAGGGTAGCTGTTCCTATTGATGTCTCTCTCCTCTAAGGAGTATAGCTGATATAGCTTTCCCCGCTTAGAGTCATCCTCAAAAACCAATGGAGGCCACTTCTTCTCCTTACGAATGTATCCTTCCAGATATAGTCGACAACAGTTATTCCTCAACCTTCTGACATCACTATACTTGTAATTGATCTTTTTAGCTGCCTCTTCTCTAACAGACCTCCCTCCAACCTCTGGATCAATGAGAGGATGGCCAGAAAGCTTCTGGAGGCCAAAGAGCTCAACAGATTCAGGTAGGACGCGATCTCTTCGGAGGATGGAATCTAACTCATCAGCCAGGAACCCCGATCGCTTCCCTCTTCCACGCTCCTTCTCCTTTACCCCTTCTAGCTGGTCATCGTAGGAGCCTCCCTCTCCGAGTATTGGATCACTAACTCTGATGAGATTTGCTTTTGCCAAGGACTCAATGCTCTTCCCGATACCGTATCCCTCATTTCCGTAGACGGCCAAGCACTTGAAAAACCAGGACAGACAATCTTTGATTGACTCTACCATCTCCTGAGAACGGTAGATCTGCCAAGCTGCCAGGACAGCATTGAATCTCCCATAATACATGTCTTTAAACATAAGCATCTGAGTGTACGAGACCACGTACCAATCCCCAACATTGTCGAGCTTGACAATACCGAAGAATTCATCTCCCAGGAAGAATATATTGCCCGATCTGCATTGGCATAGGCCTTTGTTTCCAGAGGATCGGAGAGTAGCTATTGACTGGATAATGACCTCAAAGAGCCTCATCTTACTATACCATTGTTTGGCAATCGGGTCTAACCCCTCCAGTCCAAAGAAATCCACCCCGAGCCCTGATGAGGATCCCCATGTACGTGCTCCATCTGACGCCTGGTTGAAGACACCTCGGCCCATCTTGTGAGCTTTCCCTATTTCATCCTCCCTGTTTACGGGTATAATCTCACGATCGAAAGATGGGTAGAGATCAGGATCCAAGGCGCCAATATCATCATCCCCAATCACTGCAAGCATTTGCTTAATCTTCCGCTTGGTAGAGGAATGTGCAACAGGCTTCTCTCCATTCTTAGTCTTTAATAGCGTAAGCAAGAATCTATCCCTCTCATTGCGGATGATCGGCGCATCTAAATAAGTGCTGATGAACTTTGTGCTTGAGTATTGATCCATACTGAACAGAGTAGTCTAGAGATAATCGTAATGAGTCTCGTAGTTTTGTTAAATCAGTGATCATAGCTTGTTCGTCAGGGACATGTCTCGTTTGCTTAATAGCACTGGGTAGCATCTTAGGTACTGGTGACTCATTTGAGGTCCTCCAAAGCGGTTGCTGCGAACTCAATCAAATTCTCCTGCGTGAGCCCTGGATGGAGAGGAACCTCATCAGTCTCGGAGTCCACCTCTAAAGTTTCTTTGCAAGCAGATTCAATGCCTAAAAGGGTTCTGTTATTGTCCAGTTGCTCCTTGTAGAGAGAGATCAAGGAGGGCTTTACCAATGCAAGTGTGTCCTTGATAAATGTGGTTCCGTCTACACAGCCCTCTGATGCTGTTAAGAAGATCTTCGGAGGTTCCACACTAGTGAAGTCTGACTTCTCGAACTTTCCGGAGTGTATCTTGATGACTAAAGTCCTCACAGTAGAGGCCATTGCACATAAGTCACTGGTCTGAGTCGCACGCCTCTTCAATTCAGCTCGATACCTCTGGTTCTCGGCCACCAGAGAATCCACCTGTTGGGGAAGTGTAGCTGTAGGCTTTGTTTTGGTGGATAGCCTGTCTCGGACCCAGGCACCTTTGACAGCTCTGGTAGGGAGAGACATACTCAGAGAAGGTTTAG